TCCTCAACTACGCGAACGCCGAGTCGGCCGTCCCGATCGTCGTGTCCGGTCCCGGCGTGCATGGCGAGGCGCTCCGGTGGATCATGCAGGACTCGCAGCTCTACGAGACCGACATGCGGCTGCGGCAGGAGCTGATTGACCGCATCTTGCAGGGCCTCGACGTCACCCCGTCGGCAGTGAAGGGGCAGGGCGACCAGAACCACTGGGGCGCGTGGGCCGCCGAGGACGACGAGCGCCGCGTCAACATCCAGCCGGACCTGGAAACGATGTGCTGGGCATTGACCCGCATGATCCTGCACGCCGAGATGGTGGCGCGCAACGCGAAGCCGGGCCGCATCCTGAGCACCACCCTGTGGTACGACCTGACCCCGGCGAACATCTCGACGAACCAGGCCGAAGATGGCCGCCAGGCGTACGACCGCAACCTCGTCGGCCCGGCCGGCACGCGGAAGATGATGAACGTCCCCGAGTCGGACGCGCCCACCGAGATCGAATCGATCCGACTCTATGGCTTCAAGAACGGCGACCCGTACTTGGCCACCTACAAGATGGGCGAGCAGGACGAGATCGACTGGGAGAAGGTCGGCAAGGGCAAGCCCGCCACCGGCCCGGCGGCCGACTCGCCCGCCCCGCCCGCCAAGGTCGGCCCCGGCACGAAGACCGGCGCCCGAAGCAAGCCGTCCGAGACCAACACCCCCCGCACCCAGCGACCCGCAGCCTAGGAGGCGCCCCGTGATCACCACCCTTGGCAAGATGCCGTCGACGAAGCCCGCAGGCATGGGGGCGCGAGTCCACTTCCCCGTCCTCGCCCGCATGGATGTCGAGACCGGCGACCACCGACTGCTCGACTCGGCCGGGCTCGGCGCTCGCGACCTGCCGCTCGGCATCCGCAACCAGCCGGCGTCCACGTACGGCCACGAAGGCGCGGTGCCGACCGGCACGCTGTTCGAGGTCCAGTTCGACACCGAGACCGGCATCGTGTCCGGCGACGGGTACCTGCTCGCGAACGCCGACGGCGAGTACCACGCCCAGCTCATCGCCACCCAGGCGCAACGCGGCAACTCCGTCGACCTCGCCGAGATCAAGGCCCGCTTCGAGGAGAACATCAGCGACGGCGAGGACTGGTCGTACCGCATCCGCTTCACGAAGTGGAACATCGCCGCCACCACCGGCGTCGGCACGCCCGCGTTCGCCGACGCTCGCGCCGAGATCGTCGCGTCGATGACTCCGGAACTCGAGGAGCTCATCGCGTCGGCCACCTCCGGCGATGGCATCCTCGTCGCGCCCGAGCCCGAGTTCGTGCAGCTCAACATCATCGACCCGACCCCGAACGTCGAGGTCCCACCGGAGCTGCTCGCGTCGGGCATCGTGCAGCCGTACGAGCTGTTCTTCCGCCCGGAGCCCGACCGCCCGCAGAAGATCATCGTCGACGAGGGACTCCACGTGTACGGCCACCTCGGGCTGTGGGACTCGACCCACGACGGCGCCCCCGGCATCCGCATCCCGCGGCCCACCGACGGCTACGCGTCGTTCAACAAGCCGGGCGTGCTCACTGATCGCGGCATCGTCAACACCGGCATGATCATGGCGTACGGCGGCCACCGTCCCGGTCGCGGCGTCGCCGACCTCGAGAAGGCGTACGGCGGCATCGAGAACGCGTGGGCTGACGTCCGCATCACCGAGGGCAAGCTGGGCCCGTGGATCTCCGGCGTGGTGCGCCCCGGCGTCCCCGACCAGACCGTGTACGCGGCTCGCGCCTCGCGCATCTCCGGCCACTGGCTCGGCGGCAAGTTGAAGGCGATCGTCAGCGTCAACGCCGAAGGGTTCGACGTCCCCGGCCACTCCGACGACGAAGCGGGCCTCGACATCGCGGCGTCGTTCGCGTTCTCGACCGAGGGTGGCGTGCTCGAACTCGTGGCCGGGTTCCCGGGCGACGTCGAGTCGTTCGATCCGCGGGCTGAGACGTTCAGTGAGGCGCAGATCGCTGAGCTCAAGCGTCGCCTCGGCCTCGCCGTCGACGAGCCCGCGCCGGCCGCCGATGACGCCGACGCGGACGAGCATCAGCTGCTGATCCTGGCCCAGGCCACCGTCGTCCTCGCGGAGCTCGACGACGAGAGTTGAGGAATCGGTGAGGGCGCTGACACAGTGTGCGGCGTTCCCCCCGATCTCGCTCAGGAGGCGGTGCCCATCATGTGGCCGAAGATCCCCGAAGACCTCACGACCCTCTCCGCTGCGGAGCTCAACGCACTGGCCGCCGACATCCGTCGGGCGATGGCCGAGGCGGGCAAGCAGATGAGCGCAGAGGTGGCGGCCGAGGTCGTCACCTACGGAGCCCATCTCGCCCAGGTGAAGCAGCTGGCGACCGCCAAGGCGCTCAGTGATGCCGCCGAAGCAGAGCAGGCTCAGGAGGCCGCCGACGCGGCCGCCGCCGAGCAGGCTGCCGCCGATGCCGCCACCGCCGCCGCCGCCGCTGCTGCTGCTGCGGACGACGACAAGGCCGACGAGACCGCGGACGACAAGGAGTTGGCGGTGGCCGGCAAGACCGTCCGCACCACCTTCGGCCCGTCGGGCGCCCCGGTGGCCCCGCCCGCCAAGGACTCGATCCTGCCGTACCTCAACGCCTTCGACGGCGTCGAGGGCAAGGCGGCCGGCGACCAGTTCGAGAGCTGGGGCGAGCTGGCCATGGCCCTCGTCACCCGTGCGGGCAACATCCGCTCGAACACCGCCGAGTCGTTCAAGGTCGCGCAGATCAGGGGCAAGTACGACAAGAGCCGCCAGCTCGGCGACAACCTCGTGATGAACGCGGCGAAGTTCGAGCCCGACGAGATCCAGGCGGCGTTCTGCGCCCCCGCGACCCCGTACTACGGGATCTCGTGCATCAACGAGACCCGCCGGCCGGTGTTCAACTCGCTGCCGCAGTTCCAGAACACCCAGCGGATGCAGGTGTCGATCATGCCGTCGCCGGCCCTGAGCGACATCACCAGCGGCTACGGCATCTGGTCGGACACCGACGACGACAACGCCAACAAGACGAAGGCGTGCGCGACCATCACCTGCGGCTCGCCCACCACGTACAAGATGTACGGCGTGTGGCGCTGCCTCACGGTGAAGAACCTGCTCGCGATGAGCTACCCCGAGCTGGTCGAGGCGTGGCTGAACCGCCTCGCTGCCGCCCACGCCCGTCTCGCCGAGCAGACCCTGCTCAACGCGATGGCGTCGGGCTGCACCAACCTGCGGGCCCCGCTGCTCGGCTACGGCGCTTCGGTGTCGATCCTGTCGACGGTGCTGAACTACCTGGCGCTCTACCAGGAGACGCAGCGGTGGGACATCACCGGCAACATGGAGGCGTGGGCCCCCCGCTGGGTCCTGTGGGGCATCAAGATGGACCTGCTCCGTCGCCGCCAGGACGGCTCGACCGTGCCTCGCGTGGCCACCGACAGTGAGATCGCCGCGATGTTCGCCAACGCTGGCGTCAACATCCACTGGTTCATGGACACCCCGTCCTATGCCGTGGCGATCCCGAGCGTGGGTGCGAGCACCCTCAACCTGATCCCGCAGTCGGTGCAGATCCTCATCGCTCCTCCGGGCAAGTTCGCCCTGATGGACCGCGGCGAGCTCAACATCGGCGTCACCGGTGACGGCCTGTACCGCGACACGACGCAGAACGCCCGCAACCAGTTCACGTTCTTCTTCGAGAACTTCGAGGGCGTCGTCAACACGAACACCTGCCCCGCCCACATCCTCGACATCCCGGTCTGCTGGAACGGTGCGCAGATCGACGACATCGTGATCAACTGCCAGGGCGGAGATGAAACGGGATACCAGTCATAGGTGACCTTGACGTCACCGTAGACGGGTGTAAAGTGGGGCTGGGGCAACCCGGCCCCACTTCTACGTTCGGAGACAGGCCATGCGCCAGCCCCTCGACCTTCTCGGCCGCCAGTTCGGCTCACTCACGGTCATCGACGCACACGAGCGGATTGGGAAAGACATCGCCTGGCTGTGCCGGTGCGAGTGCGGAACGGTCCTCCCCGTGCGTGGAGGCAGCCTCACCTCAGGCAACACGAAGTCGTGCGGCTGCCGCAAGCGGTCCCGGCCAGATGTGCTCGTAGACTTGGCCGGCCAGAAGTTCGCTCGGCTGACCGTTCTGTCCAGGGCGGAATCGGCCGCCAACAAGGCCGCCAACAAGGCCGCCCGCTGGCTCTGTCGATGCGACTGTGGCGCAGAGGTCGTTGTCGCTGGGCAGCACCTCCGCTCAGGCAACACGAAGTCGTGCGGCTGCCAACGAGCCGACTCAGCTCGGGAGCGGTCGACCAAGCACGGGATGGCCAGCACGTTGTCGTACAGGCGGTGGGAGTCGATCAAGCAGCGATGCTTCAACCCCAACAACCCGAGCTACAAGAACTACGGCGGTCGCGGGATCACCATGTGGCCGGAGTGGGCGGATTCCTTTGAGGCGTTTCACGCCGCGGTCGGGGATGCCCCTGATGGGATGACACTCGATCGGATCGACAACGACGGGAACTACGAGCCGGGGAATCTGCATTGGGCGACCCCGACTCAGCAGGTGGCGAACCGGCGCGACTACCCGGACTTCCTGACGCGCTCCATCGACCATCTCGTGGCGCTCGGGTACACCGTGACCCCACCGGGGTGACCTATCATGCGCGGGTCGTCTATCGTGCCGGGTGCACGGCCTAGAAGGGACTCCTGAAGATGGCATACCCGAAGTTGGCAGTCGACACGATGATGGGGCCGGTCCGCTCAAGCGGCCTGCTCCTCAATGCGATCGACGTCCTGCCGCGCTCGGCCGACGAGCCCGCAGGCGACACCCCCTGGTGGCTGCATGGAGCGGCCTGGAACCCAGTCGGCCTGTTCGACCCGGCGGTTGCAGCTATCGACACCTGCACGCCGGCCGATTTCGCGACGACCGCGAACGGTCGCAGCTGCCAGGCGGCGGTGAACCAGGTCGCCTTCCAGATGTTCGACGCCTTCCAAGACACCCTGGTCGACGTCGGACCGGATGGCGGCGCGAAGATCGACCAGTTGCTCACTGACCGTTACGACCAGTGGGAATCGTGGGCGTTCGCCCGAGCCCTCGTCGGCACCGCCGTGGTCGCCAACGCTGTGACCCTGGCGTCGACAGCGGCCGCCCCCACCGGCGTCCCGTTCGGCTCGGCAGCGACAGCGATCTGGAACGCCCTGGCGATCCTCGAGACGCACCTGGCGCGCAAGATGCAGAACGGTCGCGGCCTGCTCCACATCCCGCCCGGGTTCTTGGGCCAGGCGGTCGTCTACTACGGCGTCCGCGAGGTCAATGGTCAGTGGGTGACCCCGCTTGGCAACGTCGTGATCGCCGACGGCGGATATGTCGACTCGCTCAAGCCGACCGCAGCCAACGCCGCCACGGCGGGCACCGACTGGGTGTACGCGTCGGGCCCGGTGTGGTACCGGAAGACCGGCCCCCAGTTCATCGGCGGCCACTGGCAGTCGATCGACATCACTCGCGACACGATCAAGCGGTGGCTCGACAGCTACGGCCTCCTGGTATTCGACCCCGCTCCCGTGGCGGCGGTCCTGACTTCGTACGACGTGAACTGACATGGGCGTCGGACCAATCCCCCCCAACGACGCCTACTCGGCTGCAGAGTCAAATTCTCGGTTCGCTCCGCTCCAGACGCAGGTCGTCAAGTCCGCCAACGGCACAACGGCCGTGAACGACTACGTGTTGGCGTCCACGGGTGGAGGTGCGATCGCACTGACGCTGCCGACCGGGGCTGTCGTCAACGACGAAGTCCACATCAAGAACATCGGCTCGAACCCGGTCACCGTCACCGCTGGCTCGCTCACCATCGACGGCGTGTCGTCGTACGTGATGTACGGCAAGCACGAAGATCAGGTGTTCCGCTTCGATGGCGTCAACTGGCGCACGGCCCAGTCACAGATTCCGCTTGCGTTCGTGCAGGACCAGCTCGCCACCCAGTACGACGCAGCAGGCGGAAACGACGATTTCTGCCTGACGATCGCGAACCAGATCACCACCGGCGCTGCCGCAGACGGCGTGCACGATCTCGTACTTCTTGCCCGCAACAACCCGGCCATCGGTGACGCCGACATCTACGTGGTTCGAGACAACGTGAACACCACAGGCGTGTTCTACGTGCACATGCCGATCAAGTCGAAGTACGGCCTTCAGGTGCAGGACTCGAACGGCGTTGCCCTGTTCGACATGCACGCCACCTCTGGTGCCATCGGCGTCGGCGGGGTGCTGGTAGGCGACAACGGGGCGAGCAACTACCTCAGGCTCGCCACGGCGGGAGCGGGCTCGGAGCTTCGCATCCAGAAGTCGGACGGCACCGCCCGGCTCACCTACGCCGAGACCTCCGACGTGTTCACCGTGGGCTATCTCGCACAGGTCACGTTCGCCATGCTCTCCGGCTCGGGCGGCTCGCTCGTGGCCGACTCCTCGAACCGCCTCAACATCACGGGCGGCTCGGGCGGAATCCGCATCCTGAACAACGCCTTCAACGCCGTGAACCTCACCCTCACCGATGCTGGCAACGTCGTCATGGGTCGAACCGCTCCCGCCACCACGGCGACCGCAGGGTTCCCGTACATGCCCGCCACGAGCGGCACGCCGACCGGCGCTGCCACCGCACAGGCGGGATTCGTGCCGTTCGTGTACGACACCTCAGCGAACAAGCTGTGGATCTACAACGGCGCGTGGCGCGGGGTGGTCGTCTCGTGACCCCCGAACAAGTGCTCGCCATGTTCGCCCTGATCGCTGATCTGAAGCTGACCGTCGATCGGCTCGCTCGGGAGAACGCCGATCTGCGGCAGGCCCTCACCGGCCCGCCCATCACGCCCGCCGAGTAGCGGCAGCATCTTCCGAATCGCGCCCGTTCCGCACGTCGGGTGATTGCGGTGGGCGTGGCCGCAACCTAATATGTCGCCCATGCCGACAGGTCATGGCCGCAGCACAGAGTGCTCGAACCCACTGCCCACAAGGACACCCCTATGACGACGTCAACACCCACATCACCTCGAAAGGGTGGTGCAGCTGCAAAGCGTGCAACAGCGACCGGGCGCGTAAGCGCCGCCAAGGCGGGTGATGCCCCCAAGTTCTCGAAGTCCGACGTCAGCGTCTGGTACGTCGGGAACTTCTAGTTCGTGCCCCCGCACTCCACCGAGAACCATGTGGCGCGAGCGTTCCGCACCCAGGTCGGGCTCGTCGAGGAGGTGCAGGAGTCGGACCCGACGTGCTGGATGAAGATGGCCGAAGGGCTCCGCGAGGGGGCTCGCCCGGACTTCATCCTGTGGACCCGCACGAACTGGGGCCGCGACGACCAGGTCGAGCAGATGAAGTTCCTGCTCGCCGCCCAGCGCGCCAACGTGCCGGTGGTCGGCTACCACCTCGACATCTGGTGGGGGTTGCAGCGCCAGTACGAGGTCTACCGTGAGCCGTTCTTCACCGTTGACCTGCTCGTCACCGCCGACGGCGGCCACGACGACCTGTGGGCGAGCAACGGCGTCAACCACGTGTGGTTCCCACCCGCCGTGTCGGCGCCGGAGGCCGTCACTGGCTTCCCGCTCGACCGCTACCGCAGCCGCCTGGCGTTCGTCGGCTCCCACGATGGCCACTACCACCAGGAGCACCAGCACCGCCATGAGCTCATCGGGTGGCTGCGGACCAACTTCCGCAACGACTGCCGGTTCTTCCCTGAGCCCGGCCAGCCCGCGGTGCGCGGGCTGGATCTGCAGGACCTGTACGCATCGGTCGACGTCGTGATCGGCGACTCAGCCTTCGCTGGGTCTGGACTGCGCGCCTATTGCTCTGACAGGGTGCCGGAAACGATCGGCCGAGGTGGGTTCCTACTCCACCCGCGAGTCCCAGGCGTCACCGATGGGTCGGTCTGGAACGGGGCCCCCATGTGGACCGAGGGGGAAACGATCGCCTGCTGGTCGGCTGGGAGCTGGGATGAGCTGAGGGGCAAGATCGACCACTACCTGTCTCACCCCGAAGAACGACGCGAGATCACAGCAGCTGGAAGGGCTCACGTTCTCGAACATCACACGTATGAGGTCAGGATGGAGCAGCTCGTGAAGCTGCTCGTCGAGAGAGGAATGATCCGATGAGCAACCGTGCGACACGCGAAGCACAGCTGGGCGGCGGGCTGATCCCGCCGACGGTGATGCGCCCGCGCGGCGACAACGGCCACCAGCCGCCCCACGGCAAGCACTGGCGGGGCCGCATCGAGTCGATCGGCGGGGTGTGGCGCGGCCACTCCCGCAGCCTGCCGGCGCCGCAGCGTCGGCGGTCCAACAAGCGGACGTGGGCGAAGCAGCTCGCGGAAGCCCGCCGCGAGGCGATGGCCGCCCGCAAGGAAGGTGTGGCATGAAGCCCCGGGTGATCAACGAGAACCCCGGGTGGACGTTCGTCGTCCCCGACTCGGTTGCTGATTGGGATGGGCCGAGCCACTGGGAGCGCGAGCGTCTCGCTTCGATGCAGGCCAACCTGCACCCGGGTGAGGTCCTGTTCGACATCGGCGTCGAGCACGGCTGGCTCTCCACCGTGTACGGCAGCTTCGTCGGCCACGAGAACATGGTGCTGGTCGAGCCGTCGCCGGAGATGTGGCCGGACATCCGCAAGACGTGGGCCGCGAACCAGTTCCCCGACCCGCTGTACGCGTTCGTCGGGTTCGCTGGCGCGCACAACATCGACGACCCGAAGGTTGCGATGCGGTCCGTGAAGGGCAAGCGGTCGGTGAAGTTCGCCTGGCCCGAATGCGCCCGCCTCGAAGGCCCCGAGTCGGGCCCGATGGCATATCGGATCATGGGCAAGCACACCGAGGTACCGGTCACCACGGTCGACCGGATCGTCGAGCTCACCGGCATCATCCCGAACGCGCTCACCATCGACGTCGAGGGTGCCGAGTGGGAGGTGTTGCGCGGGGCGCAAACGACGCTGCTCGACCACCGGCCGAAGCTGTGGGTGTCGGTACACCCGGACCTGATGGAGAAGGACTTCAACCCGCGCCCGGACGGCGAGCCGTTCCTGATCGAGGAGTTCTTCGGGTGGGTCGAGTCGCTCGGCTACAAGCGCGACTACCTGGGCACCGACCACGAGCAGCACCACGTGTTCTGGCCGATCGAGCAGCTCGCGAACTACGTCCCGCTCGGCTACGTCGAGGGATCGAAGTCGTGACGGTCAAGCATGTCGTGTGCGTGCCGTTCATTCACCGCCCGTACATGGAAGCCTTCATCGCGACGGTGCGGATGGGTGAGCGGGATGACGTCCACCTCGTCGCCATCGACAACACGGTGACCAACTACGGCATCATGGCCTCGCACAACCTGGGGCTCCGGCACGCCATCGACGTCGGCGCCGAGTGGTTCACCGTGTGTTCAGCGGCGATCCGCTTCGGCGAGCCCGGTGGCCTCGACTGGCTGCAGGCCCTCGACGAGCGCGACGACCACCACGTCGTCGAGGCGGTCGGCGTGTTCGGCTGGCACCTGATCGCGTTCAGGGTCGACCTGCTGCGCATCGTCGGCGAGTGGGACGAGAACTTCACCCCGTACGGCTTCGACGACATCGACATGGCGCTGCGCATCCAGCGGGCCCGCGGGATGGACGGCCGGATGGAGCAGGTGTGGGAGAAGGTCCACGTCGACGTCGACGACGAAGGCATGGGCCACTCGATCCACCTCGGCGGCGTCACGCTGGCTCCGGAGCGCATCGAGGAGCAGATCGCCTACTTCACCCGCAAGTGGGGCCGTCACCCCGGCGACTCGCACATCCTCGCGTTCGACACGCCGTTCGGCGACCCGAACAACCCGATCTCCTACTGGCCGACGCCGGTGACCGCATGATCACCGTCGACGTCATCTGGCTCTCGCTCCACGAGGGCATCCACAGTCGGGGCCCGTGGGACACCGGTCTCCTCGAGCAGCTGTTCGCCGACCGCATCTGGCCGACCGGGTACGAGTTCCGGCATCACGAGGTGGCCGAGATCCCGGACGGCATCGACAAGGCGATCGTGATCCTGCCGGCGCGCCACCACGTCGAGGACGTCGCCGAGCTGAACCGTCAGCTCGGGAAACTGACGGCGGTCGTGATGATGCTGATGGGTGACGAGGAGGCGATCTTCCCGTGGAAGGAGATCGTCCACGGGAACCTGCGGTTCTGGATTCAGCTCCCACACCCGGAGCGCCACCGTGACCTGTTCGGCTCGGCGGTGTTCTTCGGCGACGGCTACAAGGCCGACACCGACGAGATCCTGGCGACGCTCCCCGCCGATCGAGACCTCCCCTGGTCCTTCTCTGGCCAAGTGACGAACCCTCGTCGTCTACAGGCCGTAGACGCCCTGATGCTGGCGTTGCGGAAGCAGCCGTCGGCCTACATGCTGCGCACCCCCGGGTTCACGCAGGGTGCGCCCCGCCCCGAGTACCTCGCCACCCTGCGGCGCTCAAAGGTGGCCCCCGCCCCTGGCGGCCCGTTCACCGCCGACACGTTCAGGGTCTTCGAGGCGCTGGAGGCCGGGTGCATCCCCCTGGCCGACGACCGGTCGGCCACTGGGACGGGCGGCTACTGGCGGATGCTCTCCCTCCTCGGTGGCCCGCCGCCGTTCCCGATCATCGACGACTGGGCTGGCATCGAGGGCGTCATCGAACTGGCGTTGGGCCAGTGGCCGCAACTCGCCAACCGATCGACCGCATGGTGGTCCGGGGTCAAGGCCAGTCTCGTCTTTGCGCTGCAGGATGACCTCACGGCGAACGGGCTGCTCCCCGACATGCCACCGGCCGTGATCGTCACCTCGTCACCCACCACCCATCCCGATCCGCTCGGCATGCTGATGACGACCATCGGCTCGGCTCCCGAGAAGTGGCCGGTGCTGGTCCTGTTCGACGGCGTGCGGCCGGAGCAGGCCCACCTCGCCGATGCCTACCACCGCTACGTGCGTTCAGCAATGGATGTCCTCGGGACCATGCCACGCGTCGGGTTCGCCGCCCACGACGAGCACCGCCACCAGGCCGTGATGACCCGGTACGCGGTCGAGGCGATCCCCAACCCGGTCATCCTGTTCCTCGAGCATGATGCGCCGCTCGTGCTCGACGAGCCGATCGACTGGCAGGGGTGCGTCGACCTGGTGGCCGGCGGCCACTTCGACGTGATCCGGTTCCATCACGAGGCCCACGTTCACCCCCACCACGAGCACCTGATGTACGGCCCGGCCACAGAGTACGCGGGCGTCCCGCTGCGACGGACGCGTCAGTGGAGCCAACGCCCACACCTGGCATCGACCGCCTACTACCGGCGCATCCTGGCCGAGCACTTCCCGGGTTTGCCGAGGACGATGATCGAGGACAAGATGCACTCGGTGTGCCAGGTCGAACCGTACGACCGGAACCGGCTGGCGCTCTACCATCCGGCGGGCGGCAACATCAAGCGCAGCTACCACCTCGACGGCCGCGGCACCGAGCCCAAGTTCGACATGGAGCTCTGACGCTCGTGCTGATCTGCCCGGTTTGCCTCCGCACGAAGGACCAGCGCGTCGAGGGCGTCGACGTGGACCCGTTGCCAGAGGGCGCGGCGCGATGGGTGGAATGCCCGGAGTGCTCGACCACCCTGCTGTACGCCGCCGACACCGGCACCATCGACCTCGGCATCGTTCGGCCCCCCGGCGACCCGGCGCGCAACCAGTACGCCGTGCTTACCGAGGCGTTCACCGGGATCATCCTCAATGGCGACCCTCGCGCGGCGATGCGCATCCCTGATCCCCCCGCACTCGGCGAGCTGCTGGCCGAGGTGTCGGCGGCCCTCCGATGCGTCATCGACGTCGATCCGATGCACGAGTACGGCTGTGGCGGCGAGGGCTGCATCTGGTGCGATGCCCCGACGCCGCCCTACCCGGAGTGGAACAAGCAGCGCAAGCCCGTCCAGCACGAGGCCGACTGTGCGTGGGTCGCCGCCCACGGCGCCCTCCACCGGCGGCTGCCGGACGGTCATGAAGGGAAGGACCCCGCATGAACGATCGAGCGATGAGGATCGACGTCGATCGAATCGCAGGCGTGGAGATGCTCTGCGACCGCTGCGGACAGACGTCCGACTCGGGCGAGTGGTACTACGCCGCCAACACCCGTGGCTGCACGTCGAACTCGTGCTCCGAACCCGCCCGGATGTGCCCGCAGTGCGGCTGCACGATGCCGCACACGTGGTACGACGGCGTCACCGGGGCAGCCAGGAAAGTGCGGACCGGACTGCAGCCACTGCCACTGTGGCTCGTGTTCCACGAGCACATCGAGCACATGGAGTTCGTCAGCGCCCACCTCACCGAAGCAGGAGCCGAAGCTGTCGTGATTGAACACGAGGACCGCTGGATCGGCAACGACGGACTGGAGGGTGGCAAGGTGGTCATGCAGGTGGTGGCGACATGAAGATGGGCTGCTCCGTCGATGGGTGCTCGGGCCAGAAACACGCGCACGGGTTCTGCTCCATGCACGCAACTCGCTACATCAGGTACGGCGACCCGCTGGGCGGTGGCGCGGCGAAGCCTCGCGGCAGTGCAATTGAGAGATTCTGGAACCACGTCGACAGGACGGACGACTGCTGGCTGTGGACGGGCGGGACCTGGGACTTCGGGTACGGCAAGTTCAACCCCAGCAAGGGTGAGGTGGTGCGGGCGCACCGGTGGTTGTGGGAACTGGAGCGGGGCCCCATACCCAATGGGTTGGAGCTCGATCATCTCTGCCGCACCCCGGCCTGCGTGCGTCCTGACCACCTCGAACCCGTAACGCATCAGGAGAACCTCCGTCGCGGCAGTGGGTGGGCCGGGACGAACGCCAGAAAGACCCACTGCCCGAAGGGGCATGAGTACACCGAAGCGAACACCTACCGACAGGCATCACGGGGCAACGGCAGAGTCTGCCGTACCTGCATGTCAGAAAGGAACGATGCGTGATGCGTCTCGGCCTCATTGCACGAGCCGAGACCCACCGCGGCCTCGGCGTCCAGTCCAAGAACTTCTACGACCACCTGCCGGTCGATCGCGTGCTGCGCATCGACATGCCGCGACCGGACGGGCCGGTCGACAAAGGCTGGTACCCGGGGGCCTGGCCGATCGACTACGACGACCAGAACCACTCGCTGAATGAGAACCTGGTGCGCCAGTGGCTCGACGGGCTCGACGTCGTGTTCACCGTCGAGACCCCGTACGACTGGCGGCTCCCACGCTGGGCCCGCGAGATGGGCGTGAAGACGGTGATCCAAGGGAACCCCGAGTTCTACCGCCACAACCAGGAGCGGTACCGCTGGCAGGAACACCCGACCCAGTGGTGGTGGCCGACGTCGTGGCGCCTCAACGAACTCCCCGCCGGCCCGGTGATCCCGGTGCCGATGCCGGACGACACGCCGCGAGTGGAGCGGGCACAGCGCGGGGAGGTGCTGCGCATCCTCCACGTCCAGGGCAAGAAGGCGTTCATGGACCGCAACGGGTCCGAGGTGCTCGCCAGTGCGTTGAGGGTGTGTCGCGAGCGCGTGCACGTCACCATGTACGGGCTGCTCGGCGACCTGCCGTTCATCGAGAACAGCGACAACGTCACCTACGAACGGTTCCCCGACGGCATCGAGGATCGCTGGGCGATGTACCAGGGCCAGCACCTGCTGATCATCCCGCGACGCTACGGCGGCCTATGTCTGCCGGCGCTCGAAGCGGCCGCGTGTGGGGTGGCGGTGGCCATGCCGGACTTCCCACCGAACGAGGAGCTCAGCCAGCTCGCCTTCGATGCCCGCAACCGGCTCCAGTTCGACCTGGCGTGCGGGCCGGTGGTCACCGCCGACACGAACCACATGGACCTCGGCGGGTTCATCGACGACATGGCCCGCACCCCGGGCGCAGTGGCGATGGCGCAGGACGCCGCGTACCGCACCGTACCCCGCTGGTCGCAGTGGCGCCAGCGGTACCTCGACGCCTTCGAGGCCCTACTGTGACAGACTGCCGTGCTGATGCTGCACAGCGTTACCGAGATAGGAATCGCGATGCGATCAATGAGAGAAAGCGAGCCCGCCGTCGTGCGGCCGCGGAGAGCTGAGGGACGATGAAGATCGACCTCTGCGCTTCGCTGCCGCACTATTGACGTCGACCACATGCTCCCGATCTTCGAGGCGCTGCCGGACGACGTGCGCGGCAAGGTGATGCCGCTCGAGTACCCGCCGCCGTTCCCGCTCCCCGGTCGGGCTGCACTCGTCGCCTCGTGGCAGGACGTTGCCCAGCTGTCCGGGCGGGCCACGATGATCTACGTCGAGCACGGCGCCGGTCAGGGCTACGCGGGAGACCCGCACTCAGCGCGAGCCCCGGGCTACTCGACGTCGGGCGGCAAACGGCACATGGGTGTCATCGGGTTCATCGCCCCGTCGCAGCTCGTCGCCGACCGATGGACGACCGCGCCGGCCATCGCTGTCGGGTGCCCGAAGCTGGACCGCTATCTGCGCGAGCCGCGCGTCGTCGACCCGTGGTCGGTGTGCTTCGCGTTCCACTGGGACGGCGGCAATGTCAGCCAGGAAGCCTCGACGGCGTGGCACCACTACTCGGTGGAGATGCCCCTGATCGTGAAACGCCTGCGACTGCAGGGGTTCGACGTGTACGGCCATGCCCACCCCCGTTGGGAAGGCCGCCTCGACGCCGCCCTGTCGCACTGCGGGTTCGATGCCGTGCTCCCCACCGACGCCGACGTCCTGTCGACGTGCGGGACGCTGCTGGTCGACAACTCGTCGCTCGGCATCGAGATGATGGCGGTCGGCGGCACCACCGCATGGCTGAACGCACCGTGGTATCGGCGTGACGTCGCGCACGGCGGCCGGTTCTGGAACTGGACCGAGGGCATCCCGATGTTCGACGGGCCCGAACAGCTCGTCGACCTCGATGCCGGCACGATCCTCGGATGGGTGTCGGGCATCGCCCCGGCGCGACGCCGCATCGTCGACGAGGTCTACGCGCACACCGACGGCCACAGCGCCGAGCGTGCCGCCCAGTGGATCGTAGACCTGATCGGCCAACGATAGGTACCATGCGGCCATGACCCGGAACCACGCCTGCGAGGCGTTCGCGACCACCGCCGATGTGTACGCGAGCCCGCTCGCGTGCGGGCTGACCCCGGGGGCCGACGACGCGTTCGTGCTCGCCCTCATCGACCAGGCCAGCGACATGCTCGCCTTCCTGTCCGGGGGTCGGATGTCGGGCCGCTGCCGCAGCACCCTGTGGCCGGTGTTCCGCGAGGGCTCGTGCTGGCCGGTGGATGCGTCGGGCGTCAACGCCTACCAGGTGAACGAGGTGCTCCGCTACGGGTTCCGCACCATTCCATTGTGGGGGCCGAAGCTGGAAGTGATCCAAGTCGCGATCGACGGCGTGGTCATCAACCCGTCCCAGTACAAGCTGGTCGACGGCACCGACCTGGTGCGACTCTCCGGCGAATGGCCGACGTCGAATGACCTGCGGCTCGCCGACGGTGCACCGGGCACGTTCACGATCACGATCCAGGTCGGCGAGGCCCCCGATGAGCTGGCCCGCCAGGCGTGCGTCGAGCTGGTCGCCGAACTCGCCCAGGACGAGCTGTCCAACGGCGACTCAAACCTGCCGGCCGGCGCCCGCTCCACGAACCTGCAGGGCGTCAGCGTCGAGCTCGAGGACCGTGCAGCGGCCCTCCGTGAGAACGCCTCGACGCTGCCGCGGGTCCTGCGGTTCCTGGCGATCCACGCCAACGGCGGCCGCCTCCCACCGACGGTGGAGAGCCCGGAGTTGGGCGAAGGCTGGCGGTTCCACACGCGTACCGGGGCGTCCGGCTCGTGAAGCGTTCCGGCCCGCCCGCCCGCCGCACGCCGCTGCGCGCCTCGTCCGCAGGCATGAAGCGCAGCCCGATGAAGCGGACGCACGGTTCGTCGACCGACTTCACCGAGGCCGTCAAGGCGCGAGTGCGCCGCCGTTCGATGGACCGTTGCGAGGCACAGACCCCGAACTGCCGTCGCGGGGGGACGCTCCACTTCCACCACCGCAAGCTGCGCAGCTCGGGCGGCCAGGGCACGTTCGACAACTGCCTGCACGTGTGCACCACGTGCCACGACTACATCCACGCTCACCCGCTCGAAGCGGTCGATCGTGGCTGGATCATCCCATCATGGGAGAACACCGCGGGGTAGTGGAGTTCGGTACCACGGCGCTCTCAACAGGCGCAAACATGGGTTCAAATCCCATCCCCGCCACCACGATCCGCCCCGCCCGAGCATGTCCAACTCGGGCGGGGCGGCCTCGCGGCCCTCGCCGACCCCGGCGCCGTCGCGGCCGGGGATCTCAACGTAGCACTGGCGAGTTGAGGAATCGGGCCCTCTCGCGAGAACCTGTCGTCGATCTGACACGGACCCTCGAAAGGACCCGACCATGACGACCAACCTCGCTGGCGGCATCAACCTCGGCCAGCTGAACGCCTGCGTGGTTCGCGCCGCTCGCCTCAACGCGAACTGCGTGCCCACCGGCGGCGTCAACGGCGGCATCGTGACCGCCGGCTTCATGACCCTCACCGCGGAGCCCGACGTCGAGGAAGGCCAGGTCTTCGAGCCGAAGAACGGCTGCGGCGCCCTGCTCTACACCTACGAGGACGAGACCCGCATCAAGCGGTACAACCTCTCGGGCGAGATCGGCCTGTTCGACTACGAGATGATGGCGCTGCTGTTCGGTGGCTCCGTCGTGCTCGGCAAGGCCGCGGGCGCCTATGCCGGCAAGGTCATCGGCTACGCCGACAAGGCGTACACCGCCGCTCCTGGCAACGGCGTGTACCTCGAGGTCATCGTCCAGAACGTCCAGCCGGGCGGCGGCGCCTGCATCGCCACCTCGGCCGTCGCCCCCGTGGCAACCGGCTACATCTTCGGCCGAGCCAAGCTGTACCTGGGCACGCAGAACTTCGAGAACGACGTCAAGCGGGTGACGTTCACCGGCAAGTCGAACGCCAACCAGAACCTGTTCGACGGACCGTGGAACGACTACCCGGGCGCCGGCTACATCCCCGCGGTCGGCCTCAGCTCGGTCGGCTACAGCCAGGCCCAGTACGACGCCATCGTCGCCGCCATCACGCCTGGCTACCGCGACCTGCCGGCCGCCAGCTGATCCCCAGTCCGGCTCCCCACCGGCAGACAGAGCCCCAGCCGTCCGTGCAGCGGTTGGGGCTCTGTCGCGTCTGTGCCAAGATGCGGACGCCAATTCCGGCTGTCCCCAGGAGATGCCCATGCGCAAGATCCTCGCCCTGCTCGCCTTCGTGGTGGGCCTCATCGCGGTGCCGGCCGTGTCGCTCGCCGCGCCCCCGCACGCGAAAGCGCCGCCCGCGTACACGAGCTGCGGCCAGAGCTCCAGCTACGGCACCAGGGTGTGCTACGACCGCTCGCTCGCGAAGGTGGTCATCTACACCGGTGCCACCACCGTCTACTACACGTTCAGCGTCGGGCAGTCGGCCTCCACCGGCTGCGTCCCCGTCGTCGTCTCCGCTGCGAACTTCTCGGCGGTCGGCGCCCATCAGGTGTGGGCGTACGGCCTGAACTGTCCAGGCCCATCAGACTTCGCCCTGTTCGACTCGGGAGGCCCGGCGCAGAACACCGTGATCGCTTCGGTCGCCAACCTCGACATCGTGGAGGTATTCGCCGGCTATGCCGGCTACGAGTTCATCTGGTCCAACTGATCGAGGGCCCCGAGCTGACTGGACCGGCTCGGGGCTCTCTCGCGTCTACGCTGCGGTCATGCTCCCCGCCGCCGACTGCAACCCGTCGACCGACACCTGTTGCCACGACCTGTTCAACATCGCCAACAACCTCCTCGAGAAGGTCCTGCTCGCGCTGAACGGGTGCATCTCCAACGGGGAGTGCCCCGGCGAGGGCCTGTCGGCGTACGTGACGATGGGCAGCGGCGACGACGCGATCCCGAACGCTGTCACCGTCGAGTTCGAGACGTCGGCGCCGACCCCCGGGTCGACGAGCGGGTCGGGCAGGCCGTTCCCGATCGGGATCTCCCGCACCACGTTCACGGTGCGGCTCAAGGAGTCTGGCTGGCCGACGGTGCAGACCCATCAGAACACGATCTCGGCGCCGTCGCCGGTCGACCAGCACGCAGCAGCCCGTCACGCGTTCGCGCACGGCGAGCTGATGTACCGCACGCTGTTGCAGATGCGGGCGACGAACACGATCGTGCCGTCGTCGGTGCATGGCTGCTTGAACACGATGGTCGGCCCGCTCCTCCCGCTGCGCCCGCTCGGCGGCATCATCGGCTTCACCGCGCAGGTGATGGTCGACCTCCCATGGGGCTGAGATGCCGGTCGTCGTCACCCGTGGGCTGAATCGGAACTCGCAGTTCGCCAAGGCTGCGATGAAGAAGGGCAAGGCAAAGCTGGCCCCGAAGATCCAGGCGATCGCGGATGACGCGGTGCGGCGCGCCGAAGCCCACATCGCCGACGAGCTCATCACCGACCGACCGTCGGCACGCCGACACGCCGGCACGCGACGGCTTGCCGGGTCGATCCGGGTCCAGGTGATCGACGGCGGCGACGGCACGTTCCCGTTCACGATCAAGCTGTCGTCGCGGGCGAACGAGAAGAAGGTCGCCGCGCTCGAGTTCGGCGTCATCACCACACACGCGATCGCCGCCCGCAACGCCGATCAGCTGTGGCTGCCGAAGGCCACGAAGGGCAACAGGGCGTCGCAGGCGTACACGACCTCGAAGTTCCCCGTCGGGCCGTCCGTCGAGCACCCCGGCAACAGGGCGTACCGGTTCATGACCCGTGGGCTCGAGGAGGCGGCGAGCGCGGCGTTGAACCGGGCGATCCGGCTCAAGCGTTCCTGATCCTTGCGTTCTGGTGCAGAGCGCCTAATATGTCCGGCCATGGCACACCGCACCACCGTTGTCGACCTCGATGCGAAGCTGGCCGAGGCCGGCATCGAGGACGAGCCGATCCACACGAAGACGATCCACCTGTTCGGTCGGGACTGGACGATGGTCTGCGACCTGAACACGTTCAACCTCGCGTCGATGATGGAAGGCAGCGGTGCCGCCGTGCTGTCGTTCGTCGAGGACGTCATCCATCCCGATGAGCTGGCCGAGTTCAAGCTGGCGTTGAGCAAGGCGAAGGGCCTGTCCGGCCCGAAGCTGGGGGCTCTGATCGGCCTGATGGTGGAGGCTGCGTCGGAGCGCCCTACGACACGGCCCTCCGTCTCCTCGCGTGGGGCAACGAAGCGGACGTCAAAGCCGAGGTCAGCGGGCGCGTCATCGCGTCCGGCCGTTCGCTCAGCGCGCTGAGCCTCAGCGAGTTCTGCGACCTCGTCTGGTCGCACGTCATGGCGCAGGCGCCGATGATGGCGAACCCGTACGAGTACCGGGAGTTGATGCGCGCCCAGTTCCGCTACGGCGAGGAGCGCACCGTTGACCAGGTGATCGCCGACCACAAGCGCCGGCATGAAGAACAGTCGCGAGCGGAGCGCGACAAGTCCAGGGGCGCCCGGACGTTCGCCCCCACTCAGCCCGTCGCCGGCACCGATCAGATCGCGCCCGACGCGATGGCAAAGGTGAAGGCGCTGCTCGGAATGAAGTAGCGTCATCGGCCGTGGAGCCTGATGTCGAACTCAAGGCGATGCTCACGCTCGACGAGGCGGGGCTCGCCGCCCTGCAGCGGTCGATCACCGTGGCCATCACCAAGGGCTTCGATTCAGTCCGCGGTGCGGTGTCGACGAAGCTAGCAGATCAGGCGACGAAGTCCTTCGTGGCAGCCGCCGGCAAGATGCGCTCGGCCAACAAGGAGACCGCGAGCAGCTTCGCGTCAACCGAGCGGGCGGCACGTTCGTACGGCAGTCAGCTCAACGACCTCGACAAGTACCTCCACGAGGTCGGGTCGAACGCGAAGGCGCTCAAGGACTCGGCGACATACATGGCCACCGCCGTACAGCGGTCGGGCATCGCGCAGAACGAGGCGACCCGCAAGGCCACGTACGAGCGGCTCTCCATGGAGCGCGAGGCGGGCAAGCTGCAGGCGATCGAGGCCCAGCGGACCGCCCAGTCGCAGATCATCGCCCAGCGTCAGGGTGGCGAGAAGCGACTGCAGGCAGCCCGGTTCACGTACGAGTCGCTCGGCCGGTTGGAGAAGGCGTTCGGCGCCACCGTCACCGGCATCGCGAAGACCGCCACCTCTGCCGTCTCGAGCGCGCTGAGTGGCCTCGGCCACCTGTTCCACCGGTCGAACTCGCAGCTGAACACCGGGCTCGACAGTGCGCTGCGCGAGCGCGAGTCGTCATTCCGGTCGTCGTTCCGCCGGCAGGAGATGATCATCGGCCAGTCGATCACTCGGCAGGAGAAGGAAATGGTCGAGCTCCGCAAGGTGGCGTCGACCGGGCTCACCGGGGCGATCACCGGGCGGGGTATTGGCACCGGGCTCGTCGGCCTCGGCCTTGGCGTGGGGGCGGCGGCCGCGCTCAAGAAGGGCTACACCGACGCCGTCAACTACCGGGAGCAGGTCAACAAGAACCGCATCGTCTTCGGCCAGTTCTCCGACCAGGTCATCAACTTCTTCGCCAAGGGCGCCCCGAAGGCGATGGGCCAGACCGAGGCACAGGTGCTCGAGGCCACCGGCACGTTCGGCAACCTGTTCAAGAACCTGGGCCTGGGTGATCGGGACGTGTTCAACTTCTCAACGTCGCTGACGGCGCTGGCGTCAGACCTGGCGTCGTTCAACAACACCCCGGTCGATGAGGCGATGACCGCCCTGCGCGCCGGCCTCACCGGCGAGTCGGAGCCGTTGAAGAAGTTCGGCATCGACGTCTCGGACGCGGCGCTTAAGCACGAGGCGTTCCTGCTCGGGATCTCCGACGGCAAGTCGGTGCTGACCGCCGCTCAGAAGGCCCAGGCCGCCTACTCCGTGATCACCAAGCAGGCGGGAGATGCCCAGGGCGACTTCGCCCGCACCGCCAAGGAGGGAGCCAACGCCGCCCGCATCCGGCAAGCGTCGATCGAGCAGCTGGCCTCGACGATCGCCGGCTACTTCGTCCCGGTCATGACGAAGGCGAACATCGTGATCGGCGAGATGGCGACGAGCCTGGGCAGCTTCATCACCGGCGACGTCGGGCCGGCGCTGCAGGTGCTGCGCACCGGGCTGCAGGGTGCGGCGGTCGGACTTGGCGCGCTCATCGCGGTGAAGGGCGGCATCGAGGTGCTGCAGCTGTTGAAGGTGACGCTCGGGCTGGTGCTCACCCCGATGGGCGCCGTGATCGCCGCGGCCACGCTGCTCGGCGCTGGCATCAACATCATGATGCAACGCTCCGCAGCATTCCGTGCTGGCGTGGAAGCCTTGGGTGCACGGCTGCGTGAGCTCGCAGACGGCGCAGAGAGCCGTCTACAGCCCGTATTCGAGCGCCTGGGATCGTTCATCACCGACACGGTGATCCCGGCCATCGAGTCGTTCGCCATCTACCTGTCCGAGCACCTCGTCGGCGCCCTCAACGCGACCATCTCCTTCGTCACCGGCACTGCCATCCCGGGCCTGCAGCGGTTCGCCTCGTTCATCGCCGCGACCATGGCCCCGATCATCGTCTCGGCAGTCCGAGCCGTCACGGGAGCGTTCGAGATCGCATGGGGCGCCGTCAGTCGGTTCATCGACCGGGCCATGCCCTACCTGCAGCCGGCCATCGACGGGTTCTCCCGTCTCGGCAGCGCGATCCGCACCGTGTTCGGCGGCGGCGGATTCGGCGACCTGGGTGCGGGGCTCGGTGCTGCGGCCTCCGGGATCGGTGCGAGCGCCGGGAAGATCGGGTCGCTGATCCTCAGTGTGCTGGCCCCCGTCGGCGCCCGGATCTTCGACTTCCTCAAGGGCGTGTTCACGAAGGCGAACATCATGAAGCTGGCCGGCGGCTTCCTCGATCTCGTCGAGGAGATCGGCCGCATCCTCGGCTCGATCGCCACCGACCCCCGGCTCATCGCGGCCCTCGGGGTCATCGCGGGTGTGGCTGCAGTCATCGCGCTCAAGTTCGCCAAGGGCCTCGTCGAAGGCATCCTCTCGAACCTCCCCGACCTGCTCGCCGGCGCGGGAAAGATCCTCGCCGTCGTGTTCGCCAAGGCCATCGCCAACCCCGAGATCATCGCCAGTGCCCTCGCCGCCGCGTTCGCCTACGCGACTCTCGTGCGCCCGCTGATCAAGGCATTCCAGTCGGCCGGCGAGCAGGCCGGTACCAGCTTCGCGGCCGGACTCAAGGCGAAGTTCACCGCCGGTGGCCAGCTCGTGTCGGCCCTGTTCGGCGGGCCGGGCGCGGCGACCAGCGACGCGTCCGGCGGGTTCTTCAAGCAGCAGATCAAGCAGCTCGACACCCTGCAGGCCGGCCTCCGGTCGCTCGGCAGCACGACGACTGTGGCGATGAACCCGAAGTCGATCAAGGCGGCGACGACGGAGTACAAGAACTTGGCGAACGGGCTGACCGACGCCCAGTTGAAGGGGCTGCTGATGCGCGACGCGCTGCAGCAGGGGTTCGGCAAGATCACCAGCGGATCAAGCACGGCGCTCACCGGCATCAAGGGGATCGGTGGCGCCTTCGCTGACGTCGGTCGATCGGCGGCTGCATCCCTGTCGGCACTGGGGCAGCGCATCACCGACTCGCTGTCCAAGTTCTTCTCCGTTGGCACCAAGTACCAGAGCGTCTACGCCCAGGGCGGGGCATCGTCTGGCGAGGCGTTCTCGACGAACTTCCGCCAGCGCGTCTCGGAAGGGTTCGCCAAGTTGAAGACCGGGCTCGGGGAAGCCACGAAAGGCCTGGCGCAGGCTGCCAAGGGCAGCGGCGCCGTGATCGGCCAGGCGCTCGGGTCGGCGGCACTCCTCGCGTTCGGTGGGTTCATGGCAGGCAAGGCCGAGGGGTCGTCGGGCGGCTCGGGCGTGGCCTCGCTCATCGGCTCCTCGCTCTCCGGCGCGATGCTCGGCGCTCAGTTCGGGCCCGAGGGCGCCGCAGCCGGCGCCGCTGTCGGCGCGTTGTCCTCGGTGATCGGCACGGCGATGGGTAAGGCGCAGCGGTCGGCCGAGCTGGCGCGCAAGAAGATCGCATCGTTCGTCGACATCCTCAAGAAGGATCTGGTCGACGCGGCCGGGGAGGGCGCGTCGGCCGTCCTGTCGCTCGACGACGCACTCAAGGGCACCTCCGGCAAGGACGTGTTCGCCACCGTGAAGGAGGACCTGTCCGACGTCGCCGGCTACCTGGTGAACGCCGGGGTGAACATGGGCGACGTCGTGAAGGCGTTCCGTGGTGGCGAGGGGGCGGTGCAGGCACTCGTCGACAAGGTCCGCATGGGCACCGATGCCACCGACATCCAGTCGCAGGCCGCCTTCCGGCTTGCCGCCGAGTACAGCCTGGTCGCAGCTGCCGTCGAGAAGGCGAACGGTCTCGCCGCGTTCGATCCCACGTCCAACTTCACCGGCCGTGGCGTCGAGGACCCGATCGGCCAGATCCAGGTGGCCACCGAGGCGGCGGCCGCAGCGACCCGTGAGCACACGAACGCCGTCGAGCAGTACGTACGGAGCCGCCTCGCCGCGAACGCCGCCGACAAGCAGGCCGCAGCCGCCGCCACCGTACAGGCCGCCGCCCGCCAGCTCGAGGAGCTCAACGTCCAGATCGACGCGACGAACACGAAGATCGACCGGCTGTTCACCAACCGTGACACCTCGGGCCTGCAGGCCACCGTCGACGCGGCGATCGTCAGCCTGCAGGGGTTCTTCAACGATCCGACGCTGCTCGAAGGCGGCATCTTCAATGAGGCGCAGCTGCGCACGAAGCTGGACACGTTCACGACCGACCTGGCCGGAGCGGCGAAGGCCGGCATCGCCGACGGCACGATCGTGGACCAGGCCACCCTCAACGCGAACCTGCTGCCGATCCTCGCAGCCGCGCTCGATGGCATCGACAACGAAGGTCTCCGCACGGCGATCACCGACGCGTACACGACGGGCCTCGCGAACGCTGCAGCCGAGGTGCAGCAGCAGGCGTTCAACATCCAGCTCGCCGCCGACCCGCAGGGCGTGTTCGACCAGCTGGCTGCAGGGTTCGCCGAGCCTTACACCGTCAAGGTCGAGGCCGACACCACCGGGGCGAAGGCCAGCATCGACGACCTCGGGGTGGGGCTGGAATCGAGCGGCAGTAGCAACGGCGGCGACTACACGAGCGGCCTCGCGAAGGGCATCCGCGGCGGCATCGAGTCGGTCAAGGCCGCGGCCCGCGAGGTCGCCAACGCAGCGGTCACAGCATCGACCTTCATCCTCCAGGTCCGGTCACCTTCACGCGTCATGGCGCGCATCGGCGAGTATGTCTCCGAGGGCTTCGCCGACGGCATCTTGGCCGGAGCAGACGCCGTCGACAGCGCCATGGGCGAGGTTGCCTCGATCGTCACCGACAACCCGATGCGCGGGAAGATGGCCCAGGCCGGCGCGGACGTCGGCACCAGCATCGGCAAGTCGATCGGCCAGGCCATCGTCGACGGCATTGCCGACAAGGCCACTGACATCGCCGGGGTCGCCCAGTCGGCCGTCGATGATGCGCTGCGGAACCTGCAGTTCGGCGGCAACCAGCAGGCCATCGGGCGCAACTCGGCGATCGCCTCCCTGTTCTCCGGGATGTTCGGGTCGAGCTCGAAGCTGCAGCCGTTTGCCAGCACCGGCGGGTTCGGCTCAGCCCTGGCCGCCGGCAACGTCACCGATGCCCGCCAGTCGTTCCTGTCCGGGTTCGACTCGAACGCGTCGACGATCTTCCAGGTGAACCAGAAGAAGCTGGCCGACCTCAACGCGCAGGAGCGCCAGCAGTACGGCGGCAACATCTTCTCGCTCGCCGGCTCCGACGTGTTCGGCTCGGCGAACCTCAAGTCGATCACGTCGGTGTTCGACTCGATCATCGGCTTCGGCGACGAGCTGATCAAGCAGGGCAACCCGATCGACGACGTCCTCGCCCAGGTGAAGGCGCAGACCGACGACTTCATCAAGCTGGCCGCGAACCTCGGGTTCAACGAGGAGCAGCTGCGCGCCTTGGCAGACTCGTTGGGCCTGTCGGAGACGAGCCTGCAGGGTTTCATCGACCAGGTGAACAGCCTGAACTCCGGGCTGTCGCAGGCCCCCACCCCGAAGGCTGCGGACACGACGACCACGACGACCGACACGACCCCGGCCGAGCCGACGTCGCTGAACCGGCCGATCTACATCTACCTGCCGACTGGGGACCCTGAGGCCAACGCTCTCGCGGTGGCCAACCAGCTCGCCTATGCTTCGAGGCTGCCATGACGTTCTACGGTCAGCAGTTCCTGTACGTCGCCGACGTCCTCGGCGCGCCGACCGAGCTGATCAACGGGGCGCGGACCAGCCGGCGGATGATCTCGCAGGCCGGCCTGCCGTTCACGAACCCGACGCCGAACGGCGGCTGCGACGTACTCACGTTGGAGCCGTGCACCACTACCGTGTCCGGCGGCACCACGCTGGTCCGCACCTCCTGGGCGGCCGTCGACTTCGCGGTCACCGCCGCCCCCTGGTACAAGGCGGCGGTCCCGGCCTCGTCGGAGGCAGTCGGGTTCTTCATCGAGGAGTGGACCGGCCTCGACGGGTCGCATCGCGCCCGAGCGATCACCCCTGTCGGCTGGCAGCGTGGCGGTGCCCGCATTGGCCAGCTGTCCCACGCCCACCGGGTGATGAAGCTGAACGTGCTCCTCCACGCCTCGTCGGAGCGCGGGTTGAACTACCTGTTCCGCTGGCTCGAACAGCAGCTGATCGACTGCTGCACGCCGGGCGGCGCGGCCCGCACGATCTGGTACCGCGAGTCGTGCCCGCTGATGTCGGCCCCCGAAGAAGGGCTCATCCAGATCAACAACGTGGGGCTGATCGACGGGCCCACGTGGGAGTCGCAGCCCACCGACCGCAGCGGCTGCTACGTGCGACGCTGCAGCTTCACGCTCGCTGCCGGCGACCCATGCCTGTACGCCAACGACGTCGACGTCACGAGCGGCAACAGCGACATCTCCGGCGTGTCGCTCAGCGCCCTGCAGACCGTCGCCAACAGCGGCGTGTGGGCGGGCACCAACCGCCGGATCTCCGCGCAGATGCCGGCAGCGAAGGTGGGGCGCGTCGCTCCCATCGTCACGATCAGCTCGACGCTCGAGGTGCGGACCGGCGGTGTGCGTAAGCCACTCCCCGACCTGCGAATCACCGGCTACCTCGACCCGGCCGGCGACGGCCTGAACCCGAGCGTGGACTACCCGATCGCCGAGATGGTGATCGCGGGGTCGGCATCCTCGGGCCTCGTGATCGAGGCGAACTTCGCCACTCGCATGGTGCGCTACCGCGATCCGAACGCCGACAACCAGTGGTACGACGGCAGCCGGTTCATCGCCACCGCGCGCTCGGGTGCGATCGGCAAGCGGTGGATCTCGTTCGATTCGTGCCAGTCCGGCTGGGTGGTCGTCGAGCCGCAGTTCGTCGGACTTGCCAGCACCTACGACGCGAGCGCCGATCCGGTGTCGGGGTGGTCGGTGGACGTCAACGCCGTCGAGTTCCAGGGCTGCTGCTGATGGCGCTGCTCGGCGCGCCGGAGGAGTACAGCGCCGCCATCGTCGACTCGCGCACGCAGGAGCCCCTGCTTCGGCTGCCGTGGTCGAAGATCGACTGGCAGCGAGCCCGCAACAAGGTGACGCTGGCCTCGGTGCTCATCGCCGAGGCGGATGGTGGGATCGAGGCGTGCGGCGTGATCGGCGGCCTACGGACCTGGTCGCAGATGTTGCGCATCGAACGCAACGGGCAACCCGTGTGGGACGGGCCGATCACCAGCTGGGGCCGCCCTTCCCTCGCCGCCCCCGGGGCGCCGCGCGGCGTGACGATCAACGCCCATGACCGGTTCATCCTGGCAAGCAAGCGGCTCGTCGGCATCAACTTGACGATCGGTAAGGTCGTCGATGCCGGCGACGTGTTCCGCCAACTCCTCCTCTCGGGCGCCATCGGCGGCGGGAACGACCCGTTCACCCTGACGATCCCGGCGCTCACGTCGTTCCTGCGGACCGCCAACTTCATCCCCGACGGCAGTGGGGGGTGGACGACATACACGCATCCGTACGGCGCGATCCTGACCACCGCCAACTGGGTCGACCGCGACTACCGCATCTCCCGGCTCGAACCGATCGCCAGCTGCATCGACGAGTTGGCCGGCCTGGGCCTCGTCTCCTACGCCCAGGTGCTCGACGCGATGTACGTGCACGAGGTGCAAGCACGGGACCTGATCGGCGGGCCGCTCGAGCGCGCCATGCTCAACGAGTGGACGACGATCGACATCCCGGGCGTGAACGTCGACGGGCTCTCGCAGGCGTCGACCACCTACGTCGGGTCGCAGAGCATGGGGCGCGTCGGGTTCGCCACCTACACGACGAAGTCGCCGTACTCCACCCAGTACAGCGGTGGCGTGTTGGAGAAGGGCACAACGATCCAACGGTCCAACGACGTCGACCCGCGCTACGGCTCCGGTGGGTACAACTCACCGCTCGACATCGCTGCCCAAGCCGAGGCGGTGCGGCTCACCACCCCGAACCTGACGATCGAACAGGTGAGGCTCTCACCCGACTTCGGCAGCCCGAAGATGGCGGGCGACCTCTCCAACCTCGTCCCAGGCGTGGTGCTCGGCATCGACTACGCGGACACGTGTGCGTTCAACGTGCCCACCACCACCGTCGACCTCGAGTTCCGATTCGCCTGGCGGTATGACGGGCAACTCTTTCCTCGGTATGTTCCCGGCCAGGACATGTACTCCTACGTGTTCACCCCGCGCTCGACGAGCGCCGTGACCCGCGCTCGTCTCGAACAGCTTGACGTGAGCGTGGTCGCTGGCGAACAGGGGATCACCGAGGATGTCAAGGCGTCGCTGGTGCCGTTCGTCGAGTGGGATGGGACGCTGCCATCGGGCTGGCAGGAGATCAAGAGCCCACCCCCCGCAGGACTGTGGAACGACTGATGGGCCTGAACGGAACCCCCGACTTCGCATTCGAGCGGCTGACCGGCGCGTTGCAGGGCTATGCCTCGAAGAACAACGACATCGACCGCTCCCTGCCGGGCGGCGACTTCGTGCCGTTCACCCCCGAGTTCTACGGGGCGTCATCCGGCATTGGGTCGCCGCTGTCTTCGGGCGACGTGGCCGGGCGACTGGTTCGCCTGACGGACCTGATCGTCGTGCTGTTCGAGGTGAAGGTCACCATCGGGATCACCGGCCAGTTCCAACTGACCCTGCCATACAAGTCTGAACTCCAGTACCACATGGGCCACTGGTGGGCGAGCGGCGGCGGCAGCACCTACGCGGAGGGTTGGACCGTCGTCGACAGCGGTGGCGGCTTCGTCACCTTCCACTACCTGAGCGCCAACCCTGGCACCCGCCAGGTCTTCGACGAGACCACACCGTTCGCCGGAGCCGTCACGATTCACGGGCAGATCATCTACTGCCCGGCGTCCGGCTACTGACGGAACGGCTCGCCTAATCGAGGGCGCGACTGGCACACTGCCGCCATGCCGCAGTGTGCCCCATGGGTCGACAATCCAGTCGGCCGCTACCAGATCGTCACGTCCGGCACGCGCCCGACCGGCTCGCTGCGCCCCACCGGCGCGGTGATCTACGAGACCGACACCGGCCGCTGGCTGTTCTGGACCGGCTCGGACTGGGCCGCACTCAGCTCGTCGACCGTCGGCTACGCGCAGATCGTCGCGAACCAGACCGGCATCACCACGATCACCGACATCACCAGCCTCACCGTGACGTTCACGGCCGTGGCCGGACGTCGGTACCGGATCAGCGCCTCAGCGTTCCTCCTGACGACCGTCGCGGGCGACGTCGCGTCGCTCGTCATCGCCGACGGATCGAACGTCCAGCTGAACAGCTCCCAGGTCGATCTCCGTGTGGCCGACAACATCCGCGGGCACATTTCCCACGTCATCGTCCCCGGGGCGGGCGCCAAGACGTACAAGCTGCGCGCCAGCCGCGTGTCGGGCTCGGGCAACATATCTCTCAGCGCCGGGGCCGCTTATCCGGCGTTCATCCTCGTGGAGGACATCGGCGTATGACCAGCACCATCGTCCACAGGGAGCGGTACTCGGCGACCGGGGTCAACCCGCGCAAGAAGGGCGTCGTCGTCCACGACAGCGAGTCGGGCGACGGCAGCTACCTGTCGCTGCGCGCTGCGCTCACCCGGCCCGGCGACCGGCTGCTCGAAGGGTCGAAGCCGCCCCGCTACTACGGGTCGAGCTACAACGCGCTCGCGATGAACAACGTCGGCAAGAACACCTACGACAAGGTGCTCCCCGACACGCTCGGCCCGTACGCGGCGCCGCCGCTCAACAAGGACTGGCTGCATATATGCATCCCCGGCTACGCCCGCCAGACCCGGTTCGAGTGGCTCGACCCCGAGTCCCAGGCCGGCATCAAGGCGGTCGCCAAGTTCATCGTCGACGAAGCCAAGGTGCACGGGTTCCCGATCCGCCGTCTCGGCGTGAAGGAACTGCAGGCCGCCCACGCTCCCGGGGCAACCCCGGCCATCGGCGGGATCGTCGACCACTGGACGGTGTCGCGTGCGTTCGACCAGACCGACCACACCGACGTCGGCCCGCTGTTCCCCTGGGACATCCTCGAGCTCGAACTCGCCGGGCTGCTGCTCCCCCCGCAGCCGCCGACCATCCCACCGACGATGCCGATCCCGACCCTGCCCGCCAGCTCCACCCCCTCCGAGGAGGAATCCGTGTTCACCCATTTGCTCATCTATCGCGGCATCGTGTACCGCTGCTACAGCGGCGGGTACAAGACGTGGGTGCAGCACCCCGACGACCTCAACCTGTTCAACGGGCTGATGGCGCTCGGCGGCAAGCCGGTACAGACCGTCAATGCCGACGAGCTGGAAGCCAAGTCGCCCGGCCAGGGCTTCCACTTGTGCTTCGTCGAGGGCCCGATCCTCGGGCCGGTGCCGCCCGAGCGCGACCCCTGGGGGCGCTGATGATCAGCTGGTTCGGGCCTCCGCAGCCAGCGATCCTCGGGAACCAGGTGGGCGAGACCCTCAACGGCGTCGCCTGGTTCCTGCTGGCCCTCGCGGCGCTGATCTTCGTGGTGCAGGTCGGCCGGCGGATCACCCACATGCATGCCGACGTGAAGGGCATGAAGCTCTCGGTCGACACCGAGGTCAAGCCTGCACTCGGGTTGCCGCCGACCCCTTCGAGCGTGGAGGGAAAAGCGCCAGGCGGGGAAGCCCCGCCGCTCAGCCCGCTGAACACCCGCGAGATCCCGCTGATGAAGCGGCTCGAAACGGTCGAGGAAACGGTCAAGCTCATCCCCCAACTCCTCGAGCGGCTTGACGAGTTCGCGAAGCATGACGCCCAGCGATGGGCGGCGCTGGTCTCCCAGCTCGGCATCAAGATCCCCCACATCAACGATCGGTCCCCGGAAGGACGGCAGCCATGAGCAAGTTCGCAACCCTCGTCGCCAAGTTGAAGGTCATCCTCAAGGCGGCGCCGACGTGGATCATCACCGCCGCCCTGATCGTTCCGATCGTCGCGGACGAGATCGGAACGATCGTGCCGGCCGGCTGGCAGGACAACGTCGTGTCGATCTCGGGCCGCGTCCTGGCCATCCTCGGTGCCGCCGCGGCGATCATCCGGCGTGTCACGCCGGTGGCCAAGGACCAGCGGGGCATCCTCCCGAAGTGAAGACGTGGCGGCTCGCTCTGCGCTCCTACGTGGTCATCGGGCGGTCTCTGTGGGTCAACCGGGAGGTCTCGCGTAGACAAAGGCGTTTACACCCCGTCTACGGGGGAGTAAGGTGCAGAGCTATGAACGCTCTCGAAGGACGCCTGGTGATCGTGCCCGCCGACGGCCTTGGCGACCTCCTCGAGCTGGCCGCCACGGCTTCCAGCCGGGTGAAGGACACCGACCCCGCCCTGGCCGACGCCCTCACCGGCGCCGCTGCCCGGGTGCGCACCGAGCTGCTCCGCGAGCCCTAGGCTCGGCTCCCATGGGTGGATGCAACTGTTCCAAGGGTGGACCGCAGACGGACCTGATCCAGGCCCGCACGTCGTACCCGACCGCAGCGGGCAACTACCCGCTGGCCACCTACCCGGACTGCACCGAGCTGTACCCGGGGAACGGGCCGTTCGCCGGCAACAGCATCTACGCGGTCGCTCGTGGCACCCTGCAGGAACGCCTGTTCGCCCGCACGGACCTGGCGGCCGCATCGGAGTACATGAAGTCGGTGCGAGGCGCCGACATCGAGAACATCCCGACGTCCGGCCTATGCGCCGCCGCCGTCATCGCCGTCTACGGCTGACGGTCTCCGAGCAGGTGGCCGATCAACCCCCAGCCCTCGAACGCGTCGAGCAGCCGATCGTACTGCGCCTCGTTCAGTTGCTTCCACGAGCTGATGTCGCGGCGCAACAGGATCTCGGCCAGCTCCAACCGTTCGGCCCGGGTGAACCCCAGCTCGTCGGCCAGCATGTGGGCCTTCCGGCGCTTCGCCTCGAAGGTGTCCGTCGTTGACGCAGGCACCCGGGCTAGGGTACGCCCCCAGTTGGGTCGTGGCAAGAGCACAGACGGAGACATCGACGCCCTGGGCGTCCTGATCACCGCGGCCTACGGGCTCGACCACAGTTGGTTCGAGGACGGCTCGTGCTTCGAGTGGCCGGAGACCCCGTCGCCATGGCAGTACGACCCGGGCCAGCCGCACCACCTGTTCATCCGCTCCGACGAGATGGTCGCCTTCGCACTGATCCACTGTCAGGCGTGCCCGGTGCAGTACCGGTGTGCCGCCTACGCGGTCGAGGGCCGGATGATCGCCGGCACGTGGGGCATGGCCGAGGATGACCTGCGATGGCTTCAACGGCAGGGCGACTGGCGGGACGTGCTCGCGATGGGCCAGGCTGCGAAGGAGCCGGTGCAGCGCGTCGTCGCCACCGTCCGCGCGGCACGGTCGACCGATCCGTGAGTTGGTGCCTAATATGGCCCGCATGACCACAGACCTCCAACAGGACTACGCGGGCGACGTCACGCTCATGGACGATTCCGAGCGGCACGGCGAGGTGCTGCGGCGCTGCCGGCTGTTCTCGCTCGGCGACTCCCTCGACCTGCGCGTGTGGAACGAGACCCGTCGGATCTTCGAGCGCGTCGACCGGATCACCGACACCGAGGTGTCCGACGGCCGGGACGGCAAGCTGCAGTTCACCGGGATCTCCGAGCGGCTCACCGCCCCGCCCCCGGACGGCAATGGCGTGGCCCCGGCCGACGCCAGGGTCACCTGGATTCTGGACCCGAAGGGGTGCGCCTCGTGCCACTGATCATCCTCACCGTTCTGTTGAGCGCAGCCACGTATCGGGTCACCCGGTTCCTCATCAGCGACACACTCATCTCCGAGCAGCGCCGCTGGGTGAAGTTGAAGCTGATGGGCAACGGCGACGTCGGGCCCGTCCGCGTGAAGCTCCTCGACCTGCTGAGCTGCCCGTACTGCCTGAGCGTGTGGGTCGCCGCCGCGGGCGTCCTGGCCTCCCAGCAGTTCCAGAGCATCCCCCAGCCGGTCCTCGCGTGGCTGGCCGTCTGCACCGGCTCGCTCGCGTTCTGGCGGTACATCGAGAACGACTGATGGGCACCAGCGCGGACGACGACGCGATGGCGCTGGCCGAAACGGCTGACGTCGAAGCGTTCCTCGACTCGATCGCGAACGGCGTGCCCGAGCTGCTCGCCGGCATCGAGGTCGGCTGGACCCCGATGCAGACGCGCCGCCGCCTCAAGGACCCCGAGTTCCGCCAGCTCGTCGACATCTACATGGACCTGTCGATCGACAAGATCGAACAGGCACTTCACGAGCTGGCGGTGAGCAAGCACCTCGGCGCGATCCAGATGGTGCTCCACAACCGCCGCTCCGACAAGTGGCGCGACACCCGCCGCATCGAGGTACGCACCGAACACACCGTCGCGCCTGAGCTGGCGGCCGCAGCACGGGACGTGATCCTCGCGACCCTGCGCCAGGGCGGCGTGCAAGCACTGCAGCCTGGCGGCGTCATCGACACGGAGGCCACCGAATGAACGAGGGCATCAAGAACGACGCTCTCGACGCGGCCCGGTCCATCGCGCTGCCGTCGCGGCTGGCGATGAAGATCGGCAAGGCCGTCACCGGGTTCGACTTCATCCTGTTCGACTGGCTGGCCTACGTCGAGCAGCGGGTCATCGACGCGATCATGGACCCGAAGGAGCGGTACCTGATCATCAACGTCCCGCCCCGCGCCGGTAAGGCGCTGACGATCTCGACGCCGATCCCAACCCCCGACGGGTGGAAGGCAATGGGCGACATCGAAACCGGCGACCGGGTCTACGGACCGGACGGCACTGAGACCTTGGTCGTTCATGCCCACGCCCCCTACGAGGCCGAGACCTACCTCGTCACCTTCGATGATGGGTCGACGATCGAGTGCGACGGTCAGCACCTGTGGACGACGATCGACAAGGCGCACGCTGCGGCGTGGTCTGGACATCGCGGCCCCGGGTGGTCTGATGACTGGTGGGATTGGTCAGCGCCAGGAAAGGGAGCGGGCGGGCGAGGGGGTGGGACAAAGGAATCCACGGGCAAGCCGCGAACCGGGACGAAAGCCACGACCCGCAGCGCCATCGAGATCCGAGACGCGATGGCTTCCGGTGAAGTTCCTCGCATCCCGAACGGGCGCATCGAAGGCCCTGACGTCGACCTGCCGATCGACCCGTATCTGCTCGGCTACTGGCTCGGCGACGGGACTACGGCCGAGCCCGCCATCACGGTTGGTAACGAGGACCTGCCGGAGCTGCTCGCCGCGATGACGAGGGCGGGGGTGGAGGTGTCGGTGCAGTGTCGGGACTACTCGCCCACCGTCTCAAACGTGCGCCTGCTGGGCGAGCGCGCCAAGTTCAGCCAACTCGGTCTGCTCGGTGACAAGCACATCCCCAGCATGTACTTGCGGGCATCGACGCGTCAGCGGGAGGCCCTGCTTGCCGGACTGATGGACTCGGACGGATGCGCCTACCGCGCGACGGCCGACATCGCTCAGCAGAACGCCCGCATCGCCTGTGGGATCACCGAACTCGTCGTCTCGCTGGGAGGAAAGGTGACCACTCGGACGAGGGAGGCGCAGATCTCCGGTCGGTCGACCGGCCGCACGGTGTTCGTGCAACGAGTCACCACCACGTTCAACCCCTTCAGTCTCACCCGCAAGGCAACGCGTTGGGCCGACGCCGCCGCCGTTGCCAAGATGGGGCTGCGCGGCCAGCGGATCATCTCGGCGATCGAGCCCACCGGCAAGACGTCGACGGTGAGATGCCTCACCGTCGATCACCCGTCTGCCCTCTATCTGGCGGGCCCGCAGATGGTGCCCACGCACAACACGACCTACTCGGGCGTGTTCCTCCCAGCCTGGTTCCTCGGCATGTTCCCGGCGCTGCGCGTGATCTTCGTGTCCTACTCCGACGACTATTCGCTGCAGTACGGCCGCGCCGTGCGCACGATCCTCGACAAGTTCGGGAAGCTGTTCGGCGTCGGCGTCGACAAGCAGGCGCAGAGCGCGTCTGACTGGCGGATGAAGGACAGCTTCGGCGGGATGCTCTCGACCGGCGTCGGTGGCGTGCTCACCGGCTACGGCGGCAACCTGATCATCGTCGACGACATCATCAAGAACATCCAAGAGGCCCGCTCGGACACGATCAAACGGATGCACGAGCTGTGGTTCGACACGACCCTGCTGACCCGGTTGGAGCCGGGCGGCACCCTGATCCTCACCGCGACCCGCTGGGCTGACGACGACCTCACCGGCCGCCTCATCGAGCGCATGAAGCAGCCCGACTACGACGGCCCGCAGTGGGAGGTCATCGCCCTGCCTGCGCTCGCCGAGCCGGCGCCCGAGGAGATCACCGAGATGTCCGAGGAGGACCTGGCCGCATGGACCGACCTGCTCGGCCGACACTACGGTGAGTCGCTCAACCCGGAGCGGCGCGACGCCGCCTCGTATCGGATGCTGCGCGACGGCGGCCTCGGCCAGTACGAATGGTCGTGCCTCTACCAGCAGACCCCGACGAACGCCGACGGCGGCATGTTCCCGCGCACGAAGTGGAAGCACTGGAACCGGGCGAACCTGCCACAGCGGTTCTCGCGCCGCATCCGCGTGTGGGACCTTGCGACTACCGAAGGCGGCGGCGACTGGACGGTCGGCACCCTGATGGCCCGCTCGCACACCGGCGACCTGTACGTGCTCGACCGCAAGCGCGTGCGCGCCTCGACCGGCAACGTCGAGGCGCTGGTGAAGGCGACCGCGCTCGAAGACGGCTACGACGTGATGATCGGCATCGAGCTCGAGAAAGCGGGCGCGGGAAAGACCGTGGTCGAGCACTACCAGCGCGAGCTGGTCGGGTACCACGTGAAGGCGATGAAGATCGAGGGCACGAAGGAGCAGCGTGCCACCCCGTACTCGAACGCACAGCAGGGCGGGCGCGTGTGGTTGCCGGCCGACGCCGAGTGGCTGGAGGAGTGGAAGAAGGAGCACGCCGGCATGGTCGGCAACGGCGTGCGCCCACGTCACGACGACCAGATCGACACCGCCGCGTACTGCGTGCTCGAACTGCTCGGCGTCGGCGGCGTCGAGGCGTTCATCCCCGGCCAGGACAACCAGCCGGGGATGGAGGAGCCGCTAACGCAGGAGCGACAGATGGAGCTGCTCGCTCGCCAGGCGCAGGCCGTCAGTCATGCCGGTGGTGTCGGGTCGCCACAGGGTCACGGGTATCCCGCTCACCTTGTCGCGCTGTGGCACCAGAACGACGAACTCGAGCCCGAGGACGGGCATGGGAGTGAAGATCCGCTGGAACTGGTCGGGCTCGGGTAGCCGCCACACCGGGAACCATGGCTGCTGGTCGTGGGTGGCCAGCCCGGCACCCTTCATCGCAGGGTGCCGGGTCAGCGTGTTCTGGCCGGCGGTGACCGCCCGCACGGCGGTGGCCATCGCCGATGGGATCGACTTCCGCTTCCCGCCTCCCGGCGAGTAGACGTTGCCCATCATCACGCGCCGGACGGTGTCCCACGCGACGTACGGCGCCTCGACCTCGAATCGCTTCGTGGTCGGGTGCAACACGTTGACGCGCAGCTCCGCGGCGATGGCGGCATCCCAGGCGTCCATCGCCTGGTAGACGTGCCACAGCTGGCGGTCAGTCAGCCGGACCCACATCAGGTGCCTCCACCAGCTTGAAATGGAACCCGGCCGTCTCCGACATCTCGGTGATCAGCGCGTCGTCGTCGAGTTGGCCGACGATCATCGCGCAGTCCTCGAGCAGCTCGTCGATCGAGGCGGGGTCGATGTCGGCCAGGTTCCGCAGCGACGTCGCTCCGGCCTGCCCGATGACGGCGGCGATCATCAACCGCACCGAGTCGTCCTTGCCGAACTCCTCGAGCCGGGCCAGCTTGACCTTCATCTCGTTGTCGAGCATCTAGTCCTCCTATCGTGCAAGTAGGGACCGGTCATCGCTGCATCACCGCACCGTTGTCCACAGGCCAACGGTCGTAGCGCACGGCGCAGGCTCGACACTCAGACGCCCGCCACCAACCGACGTTGCCCACGTCGCCATGGTCTGGCGAGATGACATGTTCGAGGTACTGGTCGCCCGGCAGAATGTGCGTGCCGCAGTCGCAGCGTCGATGCTTGGCCGAGGTTCGGAAGGTCGTACGGATCACTTGGGCCACTCCGCGCCGG